CATTATAAATATGTTAGGTGATGAGTTCCTTACAACAAACAATAAGATTAAGATTATTAAGGAAATAGTAGAAACAACCAATGATGAATATATCACACTAATGGATATGAATGAAAACCCAATAGTTCTCAAGGATGAAGATGGTAAACTTTCACAAATAGAAATGATATATAAAGAAGATGTTGCAGTGTTCCATTATGGTTACTCACAAGATGTAGGAGAAAGTTATATGCCTTATGAAGAACTACCAAAAGATGTATTAGATGATATCTTTAATATGGTTTTAGATTTCTATACAGGTATTTTAGAGAATAACTAATTATTGATTTAAGACCTGTTCCATCACATAATTCATAACAGACATTTCTACATCCGTTTCACATACCTTATGATTTAATATATCTTCCAACAATTCGTCTGAAGTGAAAGTACAAGAATAAGTTGTAGATACTTTACTATTTAAGACCTCTTCCACCTTGTGCATTCGAGGGGGCCATAGACTATTAGTTGTGGATACCCTACTATTTAATACCTCTTCCACCTCCCTGAAAGAAATAACATTCTCAATGTCTGTTGTGGATACCTTACTATTTAATACCTCTTCCACCCAAGAAGATAGTATTGGTTCAAACTCACTCTGTTCCAAAGAAAAAATGCTGAAAAATGATGGGAAGAATGAGTATCTCCAATATAAACATCCCTGTTTAGACAACTGAAAATACCAATAACTATTTTCCCTATCAATAAACCATACAGAGCCATTATATGGGATTATCTCCACATTACCTAACTCTTTATATAGGTGTTTAAAAATAAGTTGTTTTAATCTATCTGTAATAACCATAGTACAAATATAGTAATAAATTACGAACTAAACAAACTCATTCCCCCATTCCACTATCGTGTCGTTCCATTCCCCTTCGGGTCATTACACTAATGGGTACATTCATTTGTTTACTTCCTAATTTCCCCATATATAATAACCCCCTAACGAAAGACACACCATATAAGGGACATAACATATTACTGTGAATGGTATTGTACCCCATCGGGATAATGAGATACCCTAAAGGGTATATAACACGATATGAGTATACCTGTTAGGGTATAACATATATGGTGGAGTGTGAAGGGGACAATATCCCTTATAAGACACATAACCCTACAGGGTTATCCCTTATATAACACATTATGTCCCACTTTTTACCACCATTATAATTGTCCATATATTGTGTCTCATTTGAAAGGGGAAAGTCTAAGAACCCCATTGAAGGACACTATAACAACCTATTTTCGTTGAAGATTATAACGACTAAAGTCTGTCCACGCCATTTCTTTTATACGTCCTACTTTTCGCTGGATTATATACATAGTAAAAAAAACCCTTCTAACGCTATCGTCAGGACCATTTTTCTTACTTTTCATATGAACAAAAACCCCTCTCACGTATACGTCAGTGGGAAAAAGTGGGAGTTATTTTATTAACATATACTACACAATATACCATATATTTATTATAGTTATAATGTTAAAAACCCGTCGAGGGGATTGTCCCCTGTGTCACGTCAACTGACATTTTGACAAAATCAAGAAAATTAACAAATAAAGTTATCAACAATTTCCCCCTGACGCTATGACAGAGACCAATTCAGTATACGACACACTAAGAAATACGAGGGTGTCATATGATACCCTAAGGGGACATAAGGCTGCTTACCTATATTATAATGATGAGAAGGTGGGTAAGATGGAGTATAGAATAAGTCATACCCCATACCAAGGGGATATAATAACTCTTGTCGGATATAGTTTCACTCCTGAGTATATGGAATTATTCAAGGGTGAGGAATCTCCCATACAGACCATTACGAATTACTTTCGCACATTAGTCGTTTAACTTCCTTCCATACTTTCTTCTTGTACTTCTTGGCATTAGAGATTGCTTCTATCTCGAAGGGACAGTTGTTATACCCGTGTTTCTTTACGGATGAGTCGTAGTTTCTTTTCAGTCCCTTTTGTATGTGGTGGGTGTATTCGTGAATGGTCACCCCAACGAAATACGATATGGTCTCACAGGTGGATGGGTTGATAAATATCTTATGACTATAACAGTACTGGCCATATAGGTTGGACATATTGTTTCGGATATGAAATGAAGGGGTTGGTTTATTCCCGTGTCCAAGAACTTTTCTTGTTACCTCAACCACAATCTTGCCGAGGTCCCTAAGTTCTTGGACGGAATATTTATCGCACCTATCTTTTAGTTTCATATTAGTCGATGTATTTGTAAGTTACGTTGCCCACCATTTCTCCGTGAATTTGTCTTGGGATTGTTGCCATATCAAAGAATAATGGAATTTTTGTTTTGGTCAACATTTGGTTGATATGCATTTGAGCCATATACTTTCTGTTCTTGTAGAAACGTTGTCTTGAATCTCTCCAAGAGTATTGGGTTGGGATTTTATCTTCAGAATATCTGTGACCACTCTTCTTCATAGTAATCTCGAAGTTAATCATACGAGAGTACTTCTGTTCTTTATAGTTCCACTTGTCTGACTCACTAACAGACACGAATCTAACAACACATTCCCCGAACCCGTCGAACTGACAAGGGATGTTGATTAACCCGTTCTTCTTGAAGTACTTCTTAACAAGGTTGGTTGTTTTCTTATCGGCTGTTAGTGTCATAGTAGTAGTGTCGTGTTTGATTGTTTTACAAATATACGGCGGGGATTCTCTGTATACAAGAAAAATCTTACTTTTTTTCTAAAGGCAGGGTGGAGTATACACTCCAAGCATTATCGGTGCCAGCCCTTTATCCCCTCATCGTTATAAGGTACATCGTAGGGCTAAGTTATGGCGAAAATAATTAATAAAAAATTAGGATACTAACTTTCTTTGCCGTAACTTTGTGTTGACGCTTTATCATATATAAAAAAATATATAAGGCACCAAGCTAAGATACGGCAAATATTTTTAATAAACAAATATATTTCCCCACCATATTATCCTATATTTGTATAATGAAACAAAGAGTTCCCACATTCAGAGATGTAGTATTCAAACCCCACGGTGTAATTAAAGGTGGTGTACAAGGATTAGTTAAACTCCCCAATGGTGTTACCGTATCTATTGTCGGTGGTCCAACCTTATATGGTGATGGTGTGGATACATTCGAGGTGGGAGCTTGGTGGGGTAACCACGGTGATTGGATTGCACTCGGTGATGGGGAAGACGTTAAGACATACCAAGACACAGACCAAGTTACTCACATACTATTTGAACTATCTAAACTATGAAACAATTTAAACTAACACCCAACTCCGCAATACTACTATACGCAATAGGTATGGTAATCATAATGGTCCTACTAAGAACCTGTGGGGTAGCATAATCTTATTAACATATAGGTGGGGGGGAGTTGTTGATAACTATTCATAACTACCCCCCTATGTAGGGGTTACCCCTCCCCCCTACTGACACCCCCCTGCCGTATCCCCCCTTATATAGGTCATTTTGTCAGTCAAAAGGGGGGTACAATCCCATCGATAAAATTTTGGGAAATTTTTTATAGAAAGGGGACCCTCATATTTATCATAGTGTATATATTAAAAAATAAATTTTTGGAAAAAATATAGAAATGGATAAGAAGGTTGAATTTTTAAAAGATTGGATTGAGAGGAAGATGTCAAAACACGATTGGTTTAATGGTGTTAAGTATGTGGAGGTTGAGACATATAGATTTAGGAATAAGGAAATACCTGATTATGTATTTTATTTTGATACGGGTGGGTATGCGGTATCTTTGGAATTTGAGGATGATTTTGATTCTCTCTTCAAGGTGTTTTTCCCAACTGGTAATGATTATGACCCAAGTGCTGTTTGGGAATTTAGGTATGTGTAATATATATATTAACCCCTCCAATGATAGTATTGTTGGACTGACCCTTTGATTAATTTCAAGGGGTTTCTTTTTTTATATAAGATGACCCCCTATCTTTGAAATAGGGTCATATGTGAAAAAAAAATTTTTGGAAATTTTTGGGAAATATGGTATCTTTGTATTATGTTAACAAAAGTTTGTATTACTTGTAAAGTGGAAAAAGATACTACTGATTTTTATTTTAAGGAAAAAAATAAATTGAGCAGTTATTGTAAGAAGTGTTTTAATGTTAGGAGTAGGGAGCGTAGAAAACGTAAAATGGAGTTGAGCCCTGATTATAGAAAGATACAGAGTGATAAAAGATATGCTCGTATGAAACGTAGGATGGAGTCTGACCCTGAGTATAAGTCTATGATAATAACTAAAAATAAAAAACAGGTAAAGAATAGATTAAAAATTGACCCTCTTTATCGATTTAGGAAAATGTTATCAAGGAGTATTAGGGGACTGTTCAAAAAAAATGGTTATTCAAAACCTTGTAAGACTTCTGAGATTCTTGGGATTGATGATGATGGTTTTATTAAGTATATTGAAGGATTATTTCAAGATGGTATGACTTGGGGAAACAGGGGTGAATGGGATGTTGACCATATTGTACCTGCAAGTCTTGGTAATACTATTGATGAAATTAAATATTTAAATCATTATACCAACCTTAGACCGTTATGGAAAGATGAAAATTTGAAAAAAAGTAATTTGATTGACGATTCTAATATTGAATTATATAATAAATTTTTAAAAGAAATGAGGAATGGAATGTAATGATGAAATCCAAAGATTGGAAGGAGAGATTCTTGAACTGAGGGATGAGTTAAGAAAGGTTACCGATAGGGAATTAATCTATAAGGAAATTCTAAAGGAGATTGTTGATTCAATTGACAATCAGTTAACGAGGGATAAGGAGAATGAGAGATTTAAATTTGATGAGAAGATTAACTTTAAGTTATTTGTTCAGTATATGAAAGAGGACTTGGAGAATTATAGAAGAATATATAAGAGGGTAGATTACAATATTGATTTTTGATATATGGTTAATAAGGCAATTGATTTATATGTTAAGAATTTTTCTGTATATCATTATAAGGGATGGTATTGGATAATCCACCCCGTTAATCGGGAATGGGTTGTTAATGTTGCTGATAGCGGATATACATTTTTTAATCGGGATTTTTGGAAAGTATTTTTTGAGTTTTATCCATCTAAGGATTTGGATGGTGATATTCATAATTGGGTTGTTAATAAGTTGGGAGTTCCTAAGGGTAAACATTGTTATCCTGATTATATTCCTCACGAATACAATTGGAAGGATGAGTTTAAGGAACAAGATATTATTGATGTGATTAATAAGGGGGAATTAATAAAATAATTTTTTTTCCGTTGTTCCAATCCCCCCTACCCCCTTTTTTGTTTTTGGTGTATTTATTGTGATATGAGGTATATTATAACTGAAAGCCAATCTGACGATTTATTTTCAAACCTTCTTAAAAGACATAATATCACATACAATATTTTGTATTTGTATGATAATGGTTACGATTCAATAACCGCAACGGTTTATCTTTATAAAAATGGGGAAAAACTTGGATATAACCTTGGGTATGAATTTTTCTTTAAATATGATTCCAGATTTAATAGATTAACACCTGACGGACATTTTCCGAAACTTGAAAGTAATAGAGAGTTATTTGCATTTATGCCATCAGAAATGGTGAATAAATTTTTTATAGATAAGGTTGAAACTTATTTGAAAAAATTTATTGATGATGGGTATAGTACTTTAAGAAGAAGAAAATAATTTTTTTTCGTCGTTGTCAATCCCCCCTACCCCTTTTTTTGTTTTTAGTGTATTTATTTATATATGAAATATATTATTACTGAGGCACAATATTCCGCATTAAGGAATCTAATTAAAAAACACGAGGACACAATAAGTTTTTTAAAGACCGATATTTCTAGTGCAATTGAATCTGATGTAACCGATTTTCTAAACTCCAAGTTCCAAGGTAGATTTGGAAACTATAGTTATATGCAATATCCCGCATTTTTTATTAATCCTGATAAATTAACTTCTGAACTTAGAAAATATAATAGGAGTGAACCAGCTTTGGTTATTATCTATCATATAACAAAATCTTCAGGTAAAGTTGAAATTTCCATTTTTTGGAATACTAAAGTGAATTTTAATTATAAAACAGAAAATGGTATATGGAAACGAAATACGTATCCCACAAACCGCATTAAGTGGGACTATATGAATAACCCTGACGGAGAAGATGAATTCTATTCTAAATTGGAAAAGACCATTAATGGAAGGATTAGTGAAAAAGCTCAAAACAAAATTATTGATGATTTTGAAAAACTTTATAAAGAAGAATATCAAAAAAAAATAATGGATTAATTTCTAAAATTTTTTTTCTTTGTTGTCAATCCCCCATACCCCCTTTTTATTTTTAGTGTATTTATTGTAATATGAAATACATTGTTACCGAATCACAAATTCAAAGATTAATTGAATCTATTAAAAAACGTCCAGCCAAACGAATTGGGGATAAACTTAGTTCCGACGAAAAACGTCCGTCAAATCAAATTGAGGATAAACCTAGTTTTTATGACGAAATCCGTGGTTATTTAAGAGAATATATTACAGGTGGATGTGTTAAATTTGATGTGTCCCATAAATACATTATTGTTGATGTCGGAGCTCCTTATGATTTTGTTGATGCGGGATTCGAGAGGGAGGATGCCAACCGAGTTAAAAACAAATTAAGAAGTAAAGGTTTCAATAGTCTTGGTCTTGGTCAATTTGTAAAAGAAATATGAAAAAAGTTGTAAGATTAACTGAATCAGATTTGATTAGAATAGTCAGTAGGGTGGTTAACGAATCTGATAAAAAACGTCCAGCAAAACGAATTGGAGAAAAGGAAGACAGTTTAAATATTTTTGATGTTTTAGAAAATACCAAACTATATAAGTTATTGGATAACACCACCAAAGTAAGAAATTTTTATGGTGATATTAGAAACGAAAATTCAGGTGGAGGATTAAGATTATTAATTTATAATAATGATGGAGGTGTTAAATACAACTTATCAATTAACGGATATAATCAAGATAAAGCCATAAATTTATTGTTAGATTTAATTGAATCAAATTACCTTAATGGTGATATCCTTAAAGAATTAAAGTCTATTGAAAGAAAAACATCAAAAAGAATTAGTACATTAATTCATCGTATTATTTCATTGATTATATGGAGGAAACCTATACAAGACACTGTGGAAGAAATGATTGATAGATGGTTTTATAATGATTATAGTGATGAATGTGAATTAATAAAACAAGCATCTGATGAAGTAATTGAGGAAATGAAAAAAAGATATTCGAATGAAATTGCTTGGCATTATAATTTAGGGTTCCGCTCTGAACTTGATGAATTGAAAGAAATTATATCCAAAAAATTTGATGATTGTAAAAAATAATTTTTCTCTGTTGTTCAATCCCCCAACCCCCTTTTTATTTCTAATGTATTTATTGTAATATGAATTTAACTGAATTATCTAATATTTTAACAAAGTTATACAATAATCTTGGAAACAAGTATATTACTGATAATTTTATTACCGACCCGTTTGAGTTTAAGGTTAAAGTAAGATATGGTGACCCATATGAATATCATAAGTATTATGTTGATGTTTATAGTATCCCTGATATACCAAAGTTTTTAAAGTACACACCTGAACTTAGAAAAGAAAAAAAGAAAGACGTTGTTGGAGCTTATGTTAACGTTGTGGAAATTAAATTTAAAAGTATGATTGAATATGTTGACCCTGAAAGAAAAGGTCTCATTGGTGTTAACTTTATGAATGTTGAAAAATAATTTTTTTCCGTTGTTCCAATCCCCCCTACCCCCTTTTTTTATTTAGATGGGTATTTATATTTGTATGAAGTATAAAATTACAAAAGAACAATACACAAAAGTTGTAAATAGATTAATTAACATCTTTTTCAAAGACGTTGAGTTTGATAGAACCAGTGGTGATGATGATGATGATGATGATAGTTTGGATTTTTCAGTTGGTGGTGAAGAAATGGGATGGATTATAAGTTCATCAAGTCATATGATAACGAAAAAATGTAAATACGAACTTATGATTTACACTAGCACTATTGATAAATTGAAAGATTTCGCACCACTTTTTAGAAAAAAATTATTTGCAAAATTGATGATTGACCACTTCTCAAAATTAACTGGATTAGATATTGATTGTCTTTTTATGGATGAAGAAGGTAACGGCGAGGATGATGAGGCATTTAAATACAGGATTAAAAAGAAGAAAAAGAAATAATTAAACCCCACCTGTGTAGTGGGGTTTTTTATTTTATAATGTATTTATAGTAAACATTTAAAACTATGAGCATATTTGAAGGTAAGAATTTATTTCAGAGAGTAATTGAATTTCTTGTGATACCTGGTGATAAGGCTAACCATTTTTTATATGGGTCTATTATCTTTTTGATTGGTAATTACACATTGGGTTCACAAAACGGTATTTTACTATCATTGTTCTTTGCTCTTGGTAAAGAGATGTATGATTCTGTAGATGGTAAACCTGAATGGAAGGATGTTGTATGGACAATGTTGGGGGCGGGAGTCGCTTGTTTATCTGCTCTAACGGGATTTAATTGGTAATTAAAATATTATTATGAAAAGATTTATTTGCAAATTTGTTCAAAAGATTACCTTTGGTAAGGTATGTCTTGGATGGTGTGAATTATAATTTACTGATACAAAAACCACCTTCTATAAAGGGGGTTTTTATTTTAAGAGGTATTTATATATTATGAAACATTTATTAAATAATTTAACAGAGGAAGAAAAAAACTCTATACGTAGACAACATACCGGAGGAATGAACGTTGTTACGGAAAATTTTTCAAAATTAATTAACACTAAGTCAGGAGATGTAAAATTATTCTTGAATGAACAAACCTCAAGTAACGACCCTTTAATACAAAAAGGTTATCAATTAGTGGAAATTAATTCATTACCTAATGGTCAACAAAAAGACCGATTGTTACAATTAATAAAAAAATACCCAACGTATAAGTATTATGTTAAAGGTAATGTTAAATTAATATCTGATGGGAAGATGGTAATTTTTGTTGTCTCTCCTGAAAGATGGAAATATGGTGTAGGTCCATTTCCAATTGAAAAGTTAGATGATAGATACGACAGTTCTATTTAACAATAAAAATAATTAAAAATATTATGAACAAAAGTTATAGTAAAATTAGACACATACAAGAAGCGAATCTTAGACTTGAAGAACGACTTCTGAATGAAAGGTTTAATAACCAACAAATGATTAGTGAACAAACCTCAAACGAAGAATATACAGTTCAAAGAGGTGATACATTAAGTAAGATTGGCCAAAAATTGGGACTGAATTGGAGAGAAATTGCAACTTTAAATCAAATTAAAAATGTCAATTTAATTCGTGTCGGTCAGAAATTAAAGTTACCTGGAAAAACTCAGACTAAAGCCGCAGGACAGACTAATACAACGGCACCGACTACCGCAACAACAACACCGACAGATGTTGTTAGTGCTTATGGTCCGGACGTTGAGAGTATTATAACACAATTATTTACTAAAATGCCATCATTCAAAACATTTGGAAAATATGTAGATAAGGTTGGAATGTCAAAAGGTATTGATATGACGGGTATTGGTACAAACCTTACTGTTGATGAGATAAAACAAAAGTACCCTACTGAGTTAGTAGATATGCCAATTGGTGGGTTTAAATTTTATTCGGCAACTGAAGGTCAACCATTCACTAAAGAAACTTATAATTTTCTAACTCCAATTGGTCGTCCCTATGTTAGATATTTAAACGATGTAACAAGTACACCGGAAAGTCAAGAAGAACTTTACAATAACACAAGTTATAATCCTAACAAACCAACAAATACACCTGTTACCTCAAGTAAAAACGACAATGCAGGTAGTACAACGACAACAACAACAACTGTAGATGAGTTGAAAAGTATTATTTATAAAAGTGATAAAGATAAAGTATCTGAAGATTTTTGTAAGTCCCAAAGTGGATATGATATTTGTTTAGTTAAAAAAAGTACACAAAGACAAAATTTAGATACAATGTATAATGATGATAAGAGGAGACTTAACGCTGGCGGGTATGTTATGGTTAAAGAAGATGATTTTAAACAAAATACCACAACAGGAGAATATATTAGGAGAAGTACTTGGAAAAAAGGATAATAAAAATTATTAATTATGAACCCCATCATTTGTTTGATGGGGTTTTTTGTTATATATTTGTCCTATGAATTTAGATAACCACACTTTTGAAGAACTTGTTAAATTAAGAGATGAAATTGAAAACCGTCTTAATTTCATAGATGACGGATTTTTGTATCTATGTAAAGTTCGTTCTTATGGAAGAAGTTGGACTGAGCGTCCAAGTAACACATATGTTCTTAATCAGTTATGTTATCAATACGATGGTGATGAAGGTATTGTTGATGTTTATACAACCAATCCTGATTTGAATTTACAAAACTATGGTGGAGTGTATTACGTCAAGTCGGAAGAAGAGTATAAAGCTTGGAAAGAATGGGATTATCTAACTAAGAGTATTCCTAATATGGAAAAGGAACTTGAAGAGTGGGATAACCGAGACAATGTTCCGTTCAGTAGACGACCACTTTTTGCTCCTATTTTCACACGTGAAAGAATTGATGAGTATAAGAAAGAACTTGAGGAGTATGATATGAGTTTTACTCCACCTGTTCCTTTGGGGTACAAGTACGAAGATGTCGAGTAATATATCTTAAACCCCTATTCTCAGGGGTTTTTTGTTTTTTGATATATTTATAATTATGAAAAAAATTGTTAAACTATCAGAATCAGACGTTACAAGAATTGTGACAAGAGTCATCCAAGAACAAACATTTGTTGGTACTTCTGCGAATATGGGTGAAATTTTATATAACGCAATTAAATTGGCGGTAAAAGTTTTACCATCAAATGTTATTGGAGGTATTATATGGGATTGTTTAACTGGCGATAGTAAAGGTGTAGTTGATTCTATTGGTAACTACAAACAACAATTGGGTAGTCAGTATGACGTATTAGTAAATGCTGCAACTAAAGGGGATTTAAGTAAAATATATGACAACCTAACAAAGTTGGCAAAATCAGGAATGGGTAATTAATATGAAAATTATTATTACTGAATCCCAAGTCGAAGGTATTATAAAAATATTCTCAAAATTTTTGAATAAACAATCGTATGATGGTGTCTGTAATGTTATGATTGATTATGATGATATGATGAATAGATTTGTTTTAAATATTTTTTTTGACAGAAACTATTTAACTGATTTGAATGACGGAGGGAAACAAAGTAATTTTTTACGTAAAACTGTAAATGAATACGGTAACCTATTTAGAAATTTTTCGGGACACAACCCTTTAATTTACGAGCATTATGATAATTGTTAAAATTATTTGTGAAAAATAAAAAAAATCATATATTTGTATTATATAACACTAATCATATGAAAAAAACTATTCTATCTCTTATTTTAATTTTCTCTTTAGGTTTATTTCTACAATCTTGTCAGACCCAAAAAGGATACAATTATTCTAAACACAAAAAACAAGGTCAGTCGATGCACCGAAAGACACATCGTGTTAACAAAGGTGGTAATCAATTAAATCATAAATGTACTCCTCACTAAAAAAGTTTTTAGTTTTTTAATGTATTTATATATAAACTATTATACTATGAAACATTTATTAAACGATTTATCTGAGGAGACAAAAAACGCAATTCGTGAACAACACGAAGGTGGTAAAAAAATTGTCATTGAAAATTTCAAAAAACTGATTGAAACAAAATCAGGAGATGTTAAAACGTTCCTAACTGAAAAGTAATCAAAACCCCTCCAAGTGAGGGGTTTTTTATTTAACTATTCTTTATTCTTAAACATCATTTATATTTATAAAAAACAATTATTATGGACAGAGAAGCTTTAGCTCAAAGGTATAGTTACCTTTTAAATGAACACACCATTTTAGGTAATCAAATCGCGTCAATCAAGGGACAAAATTTTGAATTAAATCAATCACAACTTAATGAAATTAAGAAATTAGAATATAGTCAAGGTATGATTGAATCTGAAATTCAAAAGATGATGAGCAACTTTTAATTTTTCATAATATTTATTGGTATGAAAAAATTTATTATTACCGAAGACGAAAGAAAAAGAATCAAGAATCTTTACGAGCAAACCGCTATGGATATTTTTAACAGTACATTGTATCCATCAGGACAAAAAACTTCATCTGAGACAGTTGCAAAAACTATTGGATTCTCTCAACCCGACAAAGAAGGTGATTGCTGGCAGACTACAATCTATGACGGTAAACTTAGAAGTAATATCATTTCTAATGTTTGTAATAATGGATATTTTGATATTAAAAATACAGGTACAGGTGCCCCAGCGGCGACTACAGGTCAATGGACTGCCGACGATAAAAATGTTAAAATAACTTTATCCGACGGTAAAACTTTTTCAGGGTCAATTTCTGAAAAATCCTTACAATCACAAATTGCTCAGTATATTACATCAAACCCTAATAAATTTAAAGCTGGGTATATCGGGGACACTGAAATTAACTCATTAAAAGGTTTTATTTCAGGACAGCAATCATCAGGTACAGAACAAACAACAAGTACTGAACAAGGTGGTGAACCTACTCAAACATCTACTGAAACTCCATCTGAGAATAAAGTTGCACAAATTCAACAAAAAGTAATTGATGCGGGACTTGGTGATGCATTAGGGCCTAAAGGTAAAGATGGTAGATTTGGACCATATACTGCAGACGCTGTATTACAATTACTCAATAAAAAGTAATGTCCGATAACTTTTCTCAAAAAATTATAAATCTAATTGATAAAGGTTCATCAATTATTACTATTGCTGAACATTTTGGAGGACTCAAAAAATTTAGAGAAAAGATTTCAAAATACCCTTATTTAAACGCATTAGTTGACTCTAAGTTGGGTGGGAGTATATATTTTAGTGTCCACGGTGATAAAGAGTTTAAATCATACAAATTACCATTTAGGGTATTAACTTACGACGTTACTTCCCCTGAGGATGATTTATACGAATCGGCAGTTGCGGTTGAGGTTCCTGAAATTACCGATAGGTCAGAACTCACCAAACTTATGACATTTATAAGTGATATGTCAATAGAATTAGGTGGGGATTGGGCCGATTTTAACGATAAAGGTCTTAGAGAAAAGGCAATATGGGTAGTACCAACAAAATTAAATGGGATTGATTGGACCGATTTTAATTTTGAAAAAGAAATCAGAGAAGAGGAAATTGAAAAAATAATACCAAAAGATTATATAGTTAATCTTAGATAAATTATTTAGATAAGTGAGACATTAAAACACCACCTAATGAGGTCGCGTGTACTTCTAAATGATTAATAGATTCCATATCAAGTTTAGTCTTACGTTTTGTATAATCTAAACCTAATGTCCCGATGAATTTGTCATCAATAGATTTGATTGCAAATAAATAACCTGATTTACAACCACTTTCTTCCGCAATATATTTTAAACCAAATGTTGAGATTGACTCATCTTTAAAATCAGGAATTTCGATGACATCGTTTTCTAATAGTTGATTAATTGATTTGCTGAATAAATTAACAGGAATGTTATGGAAATTTGATTGTATTGAATTTACACCTACTCCAACGGTCTCATACATAACACTAAACTTAGCCATTGATTTACCTGTCGGATAAAAGTTACCTCCGTTGTGGAATTGAGTAATCCAAACTCTGTCAGCTTTAAATTCTTCTTTAATATGCTCGATTTTTGATGTGATTAATTCACTTACTTTTAATGTTTCTTGAACCAAGTCTGGTTTCTTTTTTCTTTTATCCAAAAAGTTTTTAACAAACATAATTGATATTGGTCCTAATACGCCTGTAATGAAGGCAACTATAATTTCAGGGGATATACTCACTATCTTAAAAATAAAAATTTATTAATAATAAATACATTTTTTTTTTAAAAAATCTATATTAAACTACGATATATTTATATAATATGAAAAATCAATTTTTAATACCCGAAGATGAAAAGACAAGAATTTTGGAGATGCATAAGAGCTCAACAAAAAATTTGTATCTTAATTTAATTAATGAACAGACCGCATACGAGAGGTATTTGGAAAGAAGTCAACAAACTCCTGAAGAATCTGAAAAACAAATGCAGGCATCCAGAGATTTTATCAATTCATTGGCAACCTTCACAAAGTATGTGGTATCTAATTTGTCATTGAATAACTTAGTGATAAGTAACTTACCTTTACACTTAAGGGCTCTTTATTATTACCTTATTGGTACTACCGAAACTAAAAACGAATCAATGTTAAAGAGTGGTGAGAAAACTTACTTATGGGATGTCGCAACTAAATACGGATTAAAAAATGGTTTTAAATATGATATGTGGAGAACATTAGGAGCTCAAAATTTACCAACTGCGATTACTCCTGAAGGTATTAAATCTGAAACTGAAAGATTAAAAAACAACCCACAAGCTGCAAGTTTATCAAATCCTGGATTGGCGGGAGAGTTTATGTATACGTTAGGAGAGATTTCAAAAGGAGGAGTTAAAAAAATTGATGACAATAAAATTGAAATTATTGATAACTATGATTTTAATGCGTTTAACTTACCTAAAGATGAAGTTTTAAAACAATTTTCGGATACTTTAAGTATGTTTTGGAAAGGTGAATCAAGTTTATATAGTGTTATTAGAAAATTAGTTGCGTTAAAAGAGACAGGTGGATATACAGGATATCCAATTAGATACACTATTCAAAAACCTGCAGGGGCTCAAAGTGTTGTTAGTACATCTCAACAATCAACTACGAATACCGTACTTCCATTTAAAAATAAACAAGAAGGAGATGCATTTAGACAATGGGTTAATACCAAATACCCTGAATGGGCTAAAAAATATAAATTGGATAAAAGTGGTAGTTACAAAAATTCATATATCAAAAGAGCATTTAAACAATATGGGCAGGAATACCTTAAAGGTGGTAACACTAATCAACCTCAATCATCGGCATTAGATTTTCCATTAGTTAAAAAATTAATGAATAATTTCCATAAGACTAAAAACGACGATAAAAAATTACAAGTCGCTTCCTCAACTGACAGACCATATGTTTTAGTTGATTTTTATCCTGATGGAGTTTTGGTTTTACAAAAAGACAAGTCGGCGTTCTCACCTGTGTACGATAAGACAACAGGTTCTTGGTCTACATCAAATGGTAATTTAGTTATGAAATATAAAGGTAATGACTACACTATCACACAAAACGATAACAACCAATTTTGGGGTATGTTAAAGGCTGGTAATTACTTAAGTAATCAAGATAGTTCGTTTGTTCAGTAATTTATTTAACGATAATATTACCAAACATTTCCGATAAACTAGCGTCAACATAGTACACTTCACCTGTTTTTTTATTTTTAACAATTGAAATGTCGTGGTCTTTAAACGATGGGTCATTACTGAATTGGTGCATATTAATACCGTCCATAAAAACAAGAGCTCTTACGTGGGTAATCTCAACGTAGTCTATGTTATTCTCTGAAAGACATTTAGATAACATAGAATTATAGTAATTAGTGTAACCGATACAGTTTGCTTGTTTTGATTTAGAAATGTACGGGACACTGTTATTTTGTTTACTACTTAAAGAAAACTCTAAATCATTTTTTGTTTGATTAAGACAAAAAGTCATAATTGACTCTAAGTTGTTACTCTTATAATTTACATTTTTTGTAAATTGTTGGGGGGATGAGTCAATAACTTTAATCACTTTATATGAAAAAACATTGTAAGTGAAACTCATTAGAATCACTGAAAGTATTAGAATTGGTAGGATTATCTTTTTCATATTACAAATATAGTGTTTTTTTTTGATATTGAAAAATTTTTCTATCCATATTGATATTTATTAATAAAATTAAAATTATGAAAAAAGTTGTTAGATTAACCGAATCAGATATCGTTAGATTAGTTAAAAAAGTAATCAGCGAAAATAAAAGATTACTAAATGAAGATGAAAAAATTGACAATTGGGTACCAATCAAACTAGCTGAATACGGTCTTTTAGAAATTGAAGGTGTTAAATGGAAAATGAAATTTCCTGAACAAAATGGTAGAGACCAATATTTGGTGGTTAAAGGTTTATGGAATTCTAACGGAGAAATTTGTGTTGGAAATAGCCAGGATTGGACAATTAGAAAATCTTATTGTATGGACTCTGATGACCAAAAACAATTTGCCAGTAAATGGTATGATGCTAAACAAAATAACAAAAGACAATTTACATTAGAAAGTACGTTACAAAATATTGATTTTGTTAGAGCGTAATAATATTTGTCGATAATTAAAAACCCCTCACTTAGAGGGGTTTTTAGTTTAAAAGGATTTTGTATTAGTTAACCGATACAACTTCCAAGTCAAAGATAAGTTTCTTACCAGCAAGTGGATGATTCATATCTAAAACCACAGTTTCTTCTTTAACTTCTGAAACTGTTACATTAATTGGTCCGTATTGGTTCATACCTTGTAAAGTATCACCAACTTGAACACCCTCAGGTACGTTAGTTTTTTCAATTTCTTGAATCATCATAGGGTTGTGTTGACCATACGCATTTTCAGGTTCAATTTCAACTGTTCTTTTTTCTCCCGTAGATAATCCTATTAATCCTTCTTCAAAACCTGGAATAAGTTGTCCTTGTCCAAGTGTTGCAACTAATGGAGTTCTACCTTCGTTTAATGAACTGTCGAAGATTGTTCCGTCTTCTAATCTACCTGTGTAGTTTACGGTGACATTATCACCACTTTTAATTGTACTCATAATTCAAGTATAATATATTAATTTTTTTTTGTCAAATTCAAATTACAGCATATTTATAATAAACAGAAAAAAAATGAAAAAAGTAATACGTTTAACTGAATCAGAATTAACATCTTTAATTAAGAACATTGTTAATGAAACTGAAATGAATGAGCAACCTGAAAACTTCTTTAATCCTGAAGCGTTGGACACAGGTGAAGCAATTATAACAATCGTTACAACTGTAATCGGAATGTTAGGAATTGCAGGTTCACACTACATTAAAGCCGCAATTAAAAAATTAAGAAAGTCTGGTAACGACGCTGAAGCTGATAAAGTTGAAAAGGCTTTACAAACAGCAATGGAAACCACAGACCTAGACCCTTCAGGAATGGGTGAGGTTTCGAGAAAAAGATATAACAAAGATATGGGTATTTCTGATGAAGAAAATGACTCTACAATGATGGAAAGTCGTATTGTAAGAAAAAGAAGATAATAAATCAATTTTAATATGTTAAAACCCTCATTTTTTTGAGGGTTTTTTTGTGCATTCAAATTTTTTGTGTATCTTTGAGATATAATTAAAACCCCTAACAACTATGAAAAACTTGAAATTAAAATTGACCGCAGCGATGATGGCCCTTGTATTATCAGTATTGTTATTGGTACACTCTTCAAACACAAGTGTGTTTGTAATCTCAATCGTTTTGATTTCAATTCAAGGATTGGTTTGGGGTAAATTGTTGGAAAACGTTGAGTGATAAAAAAACCCCTCTTTGGAGGGGTTTTTATTAGAAAGCTTCGACTTCTTCCATCATTAACTGATAGGCTCTTGCCAATCTTGTCATTCCAATTCCTCCACCAAAACGTGGGAAGAAATCGTGTGATAAAAATTCTTCTAATTCTTTCTCAACTCTTTCTTTACCGAATAACTCAAAAAGTTTTTCAGAGTATTTCCCATTCTCAATTGTGTAGAAATTATTTCTCATTTCTTCTACATTAGAACTTCTTTCAGCGGAACCAATAGTTTCTTGTCCGTAAAGAATCACATCTACTTTGTTGAAAATTTTGTCCATCCCTTCTCTCATATTCCAAAATGGGTTAGTTCTGTATGGGAAATTTTGAAGAGACACTACAGGACCTTTCTCTTCCCACATTCTTGTTTCGTGTTCGTTTTCTAAAATTTGAACTCCACCATATTCTTCACAAACATCATCATAGTTAACCTCAATTGCTTTATCAAACCCTAAATAATCTAAAAGCTCTGATTCAAGTTTTAACATATCTTTCATTCCACCTTTTGATTCAAACTCAAACATTGGGAAAATCATTTCGTGACGACCTGGAATTGGGTCTTTTTCTTGTCTATATGACGTTGAAATACAATATACACCATTCCATTCAGGATTTTTAAGAAGTTCATATTCTAACCACATTTGGCCTGTCTGTGGTAATGGCCAAACTTCTCCTTGGTAATTAAATGTTGTTATTGAGTGTGGGTTTTCACACGCAGCTAAGATTGATAATCTTGATTGGGTTGGAACTTCTTTAAATCCTTTCTCTTGGAAGAATGTTCTCATTTTTTGAACTAATTCGTTGTAAGTTTCTGTGTTTTTCATTTTTTTTTATTTTTAGTTTATTGTTAACGTATGGGCAAAAAAAATCCTGACTGATGTCAGGATTCTGAATGGTTATTATTATTTGATTTGGTTCGTGTATTCATTTCATATTAAATATATGAATGTTTTAAAAAAGAATAAATACTATTAAAATATTTATCATTATGACTATTGACGAAATCACTGAATTAATGTTTGAGTACTTTGAAAGTAAACCTAGTTTGAAAGATAAATTCTATGATGCGGTCCTATTTGCGACATTAGAAAAAAATAAAACTAAATTGGAAAATTTGTTAAACATTTATGAAGAAGATATTGTGAAGTTTAATAAAAAAAATGGACAAGTTAAAAAGAAATAGTTATACTTAACTAATGATTACTTTCGGAGACCGACATACTAATACTTGTCAACAGTGTAAAAAAGAAAAAGACGATTGTTGTGAAATGACATCCGATAAATCAGATAAAAAATACATTTTGTGTAGAAGTTGTATTTTATTCTTTGATTACTATCTCAATCATCCAAACGTTAAGGGTAAAAAGACAGGCAAATAAATATTATTGTTTTCATAAAGAATAATATTTATAATATATGAAAAATTTACTTACAGAGGGTGGGATTCGTAACATTAACGAATTATCAAAAAGATATAAGAAGGCAAAAATTTATTTTCATATGGATTTAGACGGTGTAACTACCGCTTTAGCTATGAAAAAATATTTGGAAGATAACGGAATCAAAGTTGTTGATTCTGAGATAATTCAATATGGAGATAAAGAGTTCTCAGTAAGAAAGGCTGACGCTAACGGTGAAATTATGCCAGTTTTAGTTGATTTCGCTCACGGAAAACCAATGTTTATTGTTCACACAGACCACCACGACAGGCAAGCGGGGGCAGAAGAAACAAAATCCACACAATTTAGAGGGGCTCGTTCAAATGTTGAGACATTATCTCAAATCATACCTTCGTCTGAGATTTTCACACCTGAAGATGTTGCAACAATATCAATGGTGGATAGTGCGGATTACGCTTCAAGAGATATTACACCTGAAATGGTAATGAATTACATTTATTCGTTCGATAAAGATAAATCAGGTAAAGAAAATAGAATGATGTTAGGTTTGGTGACAAACAAATTGTTATTGGCATTTAAGAACAAACCTAAATTTTTAGAACATCTTGTAATGACGGCCAAACCGTCAATATTATCAATTTTTAATATTATTAGTAAGGTTGTTAAAGAAAAAGGGTACGCTGGTACATCACAACTTGAAAAAAACAAGGAGGATTATGTTAAGTCAATGAAGTCTAACCCAAATGTTAAAATTGACGGTAATATAATTGTTCAGTATGGTGGGGGTAGTATGATTAAACCAGGTTCTTATGATAGATACACTCCATTTAGAAACAATCCTGAGGCGGATTTCTTAGTAATTGCTTGGCCATTAGGGTTACTACAGGCATCTTGTAATCCATTCAAAAAAGAAAGACAGTTAAAAGGAGTGAATCTTGGTGAAATTGCTCAAGAAGTACTTGGTAAGTGGGAATCTAAATTAAAAGACAGAGTCATTCCACTATCAACAATAAAATGGATTTCAGAATCTGCAAAAGATTTTGGAGAAGAATCTGTAGGATTTACATTCAAAGATTTTTCGGCAATTTATGGTGAGAAAATGATGGATATTGACAATGGTATGGAATATCTTGGAATTGTTAAAGACGCAATGTCAAAACCATTTTCATCATTAACCGAAGAAGAAAAAACTTTGTTAGACAAAATTGGTGTGACTGCTTGGGATATTATTCAAGCCAATTCAGGTGGACATAAATGTATTACAAACATTTCAGGATTAAACTTATTTGGAAGAAGTAAAAGACCACCTGAGGGTAAATATAGTAAACCTGCCGATAGTGAAGATGCGGCATATGTTAAATTCTTAAAGACATTACAACAAGAATTTGTACAAAAATTACAGGATAAGATTAAAGATTCTGAAGGGACAAAATAACTTTGTCCCCTAATTTTACGTTGTTTTTCTTACAGTAACCTGATGGTAATTCTAATACGTAATTACCATCACTACAATATCTTTGACAATCATCTGTGTTACAAATAGGACAAGATGGAAAAATTTTAACGATATTAAATTTGTGGTCCAAAAACAGGATGTCCAAAGGAATGATACAATCCTTCATCCAAAAACAATCGTGGTCGCTACCCAATAAAAATAACATTGAATCAAACCCATTAAATTGTTTGTTTTGCATACCCTTCATCTTTTCTTCAGGGGTTTTACAAACCTTAGTATTGAGTGTTTTGTTATTTAAAATAATCTTCATATTAATAAATATTTATTTTTTTATTTGACGCAATATTTATTTGTATATTATAATCATATGAAAAATCGCATTAGTATTACAGAATCAGAAAAAAATAGAATCTTAGGGTTACATTCTGACCCATCTTTAAAAAGAAAATTATTTGAACAATCTGAAGCTCCTGAAACTGCGGAGGTTCCTGTTACTGCAACTCCTGAAACTCTTAAACCAAGAACTAAGGATGAGTTTATGAAAGTTTATAATATGGGACAAAATTACCCAGCGTCTTTTGAAAACGGATACTTCAAAGTTGACGATACCCAGTTAAATGCACCTGATAAAGATGATTTTGAAATTAAGGACGGGTCAACTGGAAACATTTATCACGACTCTAACAAGGTATATTTCAAAGCAAACCCATCTTTCGAAGGTCACAAACCAATCGCAATTGTGTTATTCTAAAAATTAATTTGTTTTGTATAGATAGTTGAGGTCTCAGTGTCTTCTTCATTAACTCCAATATAAAGAATAATTTCATTATCATCAGTATGAATGTCAAAGGTTCCTTGGGACCCTTCATTTATTTCCCATCCTCCAAAATTACGTCCAAGAATTTCGTATAAAAAGTCATCAAGAGCTGCCGGTATTTCAATACGACGCTCACTATCATTGTAACCTTCACTATCAATATAACCACTATCACCGCCACCATTAAAATCAACTTTAACTAGTGAAAAACCTTTGTCGAACCATAATTTGAAAATGTCTAATATTTCAGGTGATTCCACATCAGTAACTGATGACGAATCTCTTGTGACAGTTATATGTTCTATATCTTTTATTGTTAAAGTATTATTTTTCACAGTGTACCTAACCTCAATTGTGTGGTAATTGTCATAATCAATATCAAAATCTTCCTCAGTAACCAACGTCACTAATTTATCGTAAAATTCTTCTAATCTTTTAGGTAATTTTAATGGTGTATTACCAAATGGTTGATAGTAATAATCAATCGAGCCCGATTGGATGTAAAAGTCTTGAGTAATTAAATGATGTCCCTCACTTTTCAAATAAAAATGAAGTAATTTAAAATTCTGTAAGTTATCATTAATAAATTGTTCTATTTTTTCCATACTAATAAATATTAATCTTCAAATTCTAATTTTATTGTTTTCATCATCCATATTGGACGTTTTTTGGACTGTAATCCATCAATCCATTCTTTGGCTGTTGGTATGTAGTTATTACAATCTTCTTTAACGTGTTGTTCCCCCACATAACGTGTATAAACAGTCTTTCCGTCACTGTTAGTAAACTGAGTCCCAAATCGTTTTTCCATCTCAAAAATACCCTCAGAGTGATGTCTAAACATCCTATGGGTTGAATGTCCATACCAAGCTTTAGTTTCATCTAACCATTCGTGTAAATGGATATAGTCTTCCCATTTCCCACCAAATTTTTTAGCAGAACTTTTTGAATGAATAATTGGATGTGCCATAATTAATGGTCTATTGATGTTGTTAATATAATATCCTTAGAAATTCCCATAAATTTCCAAGAATCTTGCACAACACCTTCCAAACCTTCTGGGTATACTTCGAGTGCATATTCATAATTACCAGGAAATAATGTAACGGACAAATGAAATTTTTTATATTGTGTTGAATACCCCATAGAATCTACTTTAATTTTACTATCTTCACCAAATAACAAATCAATGTCTTTTTTAAAAACACGGTTCATCATTTTCTCAAAGAATAATTTCAACATATTTATAATAATATGGATACTGACAAAAAAATCAAACTTTTTATACAAGGAATGTCTCGTTATTTTAAAAAATTACCATTTGTAATTAGTTTTAAAATTAATGAAGATGATGTAAAAGCAATGTTTGAGCAGAATAGTGAAAAATGGATTTGGGGATTCGGTGTCGATTTGGTTTTATACCTTGGGGAAACAGATGAGAATTGGGTAGGAAAACTTTTTGATTATGCAAGAAATTTATGTATTCATTTAGGTTTAGAAAATACTGGAATACCCTATATGAACACAGATTATAAAGTAAGGTCAAGAGACTTTTAAATGTACTGTTAAAGTATTAATTCTTTCATTATATAAAAGTTTAATAAAATCTTTTATATCTTTTCTAATTCTATTCGACCCTAAGTCAAAATTTCTGTACTTCCAAACACTACCGGTCTCATCATTTCTTAAAAAATCTATTAATGTGTCGGAAATATTAATTTTTTTAAGTTCAGATTCATTAGTAATTAAATCAATGATTAAATCAATCCTGTTGTCAATATAAGAAACGTCTCTCACTCTCACCTCTAAAATGTAGGGGTAAGTCTTAGTAATAAACTTATTACACATTTCTTGTAACAGTAATTTCTTATTCATTAATACAAATATAGAAAATTACTAACAAAAAAACAACTATCTACCTTGTCCTCTGTAAGCTTTTTTGTAATTCTTTGACCTTTTGTTACTAGTCAATTTTTTAGAGAATTTACCTGTCTTCTTCACACCAAAATTAACTTTATTTGATGCGGAACCTTTTGAAACTTTTGCTGCCATATTTTGTTATTTGCCTATAATTATCCATTTTTTTATTTATTTTAATATTTATTCTATAAAAGAGCTTTGCTCATAAATTTTAAATCCAAATGAATGGATAATGACGACTTGGAGAAGAGTATTTCACAGAAACGTGGCGACATACTGTCTAATGGCTGGGATGTTTTTCAACCCTTTAGGATTCGACATCATTTTCAAAATGATTTTAGATGCTACCAATTCCTATTGGATTACCACCGGGGTTTTCTATGGGGTGTCTCTTTTATTTTTTGGGTTATATTTCTTATTTCGTAACAAAAAATGAAAATTGAAAATTTAATTAAAAAGGTTTTAAAGGAGCAAACTGAATTGGTTGGTTCTGAAGGTTTAAAATACCACTTAAAAAATAACATACCATTAACTGAAAACATTTACAGACCTCATTCTGAATCATTTTTTGATTTAATTAATGAAGTAAGAGAATTATATTTTGATGGTGAGATTACATTAAACGAAGAAGAGGTTGAAATTATTGAAACTGATTTGGGTGAAAAAGTAAGATTATCAAATGGTATGGAAGTTTATTTAGACCTTCCATTATCTGAAGAATTCATTAATGAAGCTGAATATAATGGTAAAAAGGTTGAGATAGGTAAACCAAGAAGAAATACCGGCGGAGGGAAAAAGTACGTTGTATATGTAAAAAACCCATCAACAGGTAGAGTTAAGAAAATTTCTTTTGGTGATGTTCACGGAGGATTAACCGCTAAAGTATCGAATCCTAAAGCCCGTAAATCATTTGCCGCAAGACACCAATGTGATAAAAAGAAAGATAGAATGAAAGCTGGTTATTGGGCTTGTAGATTAAATAGATTTGGACATTTGTGGGGAGGTAAAACTTATCCTGGGTATTGGTAATATATGAAACCTTACATTGATTCTGAAATAACTGAAAATTCCAAAATACGAGTATTCAACTCTGACGTT